TCCAAGGAGGCCAAGCCGTGAGTGACGAAGAATGGAAGAAGCGAGTAGAGCGAGCCGTGGAAGTTTCGACCTATTGGTTTGAGAAATTCCACGCGGCCAACAACCGCATCACCCAACTAGAGCAGGAGAACGACGCTCTCCGCGCCGATCTGCTGCTGTGGAACGAGAAGGAGTGCAAATGAGCGACTACACAATACCAACGTCGAATACGGTGACTACAATCGACACACAGGCCACAAAGATCCGCGAGCTTCAATCCGATGTCACACAACTCGAAAACCGTCTCCGCGCTCTGTGGGACAAGCTCGAAGGTGAGAGGAAGTTCTACGATCAGCGCATCCGAGAAATCGAAATAGCTGGCAACGCAATGTACGCATTCATCAACCCTCCATCTCCGAGCATGAGGACAATCCGAATGGACAACCTGTTGCAAGGATGGGACGACGCTAAGATTGGGAAAGAGGCCAAGCTGTGAGCCATATTGTTAACGCCAACAAAAAGGTCGTCTCCAAAACCCCGCGCACAGACCGGCAGGCGTACATAACTTGGGATTTAATCCAGTTCGTGAAGGCTGGCTTCGCTCGTCAGTTGGAGCGGCAACTGGCTGGAGCCAATAAGCGAATCAAGGAACTGGAAGCCAATGAGGCCGAACTGAACGACCTCAAGAAATGGTTGGAGGGACGATGAACGTGCCAATCGGACCTGCCGCATTTGTGTTCAAGCACCGGAAGACCGGACAAGTTGTCGTCGTTCCTAGCGAACAATGGAATGAGTATTGGTTCCATAAGGACTGGGAACACACGGCCAGCCTCAACGCCTGTGGCGCAATCCAATACCTCATCAACGTAAAACCGAAAGAACGGAACAGGTACATCAGATCACTCACCGAAAAGGTATGACCCTCCTGCTCCACGAACTCCCGCACCATCACCACCTCCGAAACTCCGCACTCCAAACCATCGACGTTCGAATCCGGTGCCGGCATACCAAAGCCACACGCGACCCGCGAACGTGGAAGATCAAGAATAACAGCTACAACCAATTAAACGATTCATGGCAGACCAACTTTGATTTCGTTGTGAATTATGAACCAGAAAGTTAATACATCGTTTGAGCTAGATTATAAGACTCTGACACTATTGCAGAAAGAAGCAGAAAAACTCGGTTTCAAATCTTGGGGAGCATATCTCCGACACGTCCTAGATTTCCACGCCCTAACATTCCATCCAGAACTATTCAATGAGCATACTGAAAACACTCGGACTCACTAAAGACGCCATCTCCAGACTCTTGGGAGTCCATAAGACCGTCGAGACGCAACCTGTTCTTACATCCAGACCGACTAAGCCGAAAAAGCGTCAGCGTGGGCGTCCTGCTGGTCGCCACATTGACCAGTCAATTGTCGATGCAGTTCGCAACTCTCACCAGACATCAACCATACGAGAACTTGCGAAGAAACACAACGTCTCGGCCTATTGGGTCATGATGGTCCGCAAAGGTAAGTTGCGGAAAGATTAACATTGCGTACAAACCCAATGAGATTCCGATCTAAAGCCAACCAAAACGTCATCGTGGAGTTCATCTCCGAAGCCCAACTCCGCATCGGTGAGACCAAGCGGTTATGCGTCGTCTACGAGCGTGAGGGTTACTTCTACGTTCGACCCAAAGCCGAGTTCTACGACAAGTTTTGTCTGGACGAAGGACCGAAGCCGAGTTAGCAGTAAGGAGTCAGCGCGAGCCGTAGGAAGCGAGCGAGGACAAACCATACCACAAGCCATGTTCAACCAACTTTTCCCCACCCTTTCCGTGTACGTCGCGTTGCTTGTGCGCGAGTTCCTACCACGGTCTGGGTGGGGTTTCTGTTTGATACATGATCGTAGAAACTGACTTCTTGGACCATTGGAAGACGCGACTTCTAGCCCGTCTTCTCAACACCGAAACAGCACCAATCCACGTTCTAAGGCTCTGGTCACATTGCCAGACCCGAAAGACGAGCCGATTCCCAGAATGGAACGCTGAGATCTTGTCCGCTGTCTGCAAGTGGAACGGTGACGCCAGCACATTCTGGAACGCCATGCTCCAGACATATTGCAAGGTGGAAGACGGATGTCTGGTGGCTCACCAATGGGACGAGGTTAACGCAAGCCTCATTGCCTCTTGGTCAAATGGAGGCAAAGGAGGAAGACCAAAGAAACCCAGAGATAACCCACGGGTTAACCCAGATGACGATCAGGTTATCCCACGGGTAACCCACGGGGTAACCGATAGAGAAGAGAAGATAGATAAGATAGAAAAGACAGAGAAGACGAAGGCTCCGAAGTCGCCATGGGAGGTTGCTTTCGGTCTTGAGATGCCAGACTCGCTGAAGAATGAGGACTGCCATCAGGCAGCCCTCCTTTGGCTTCAGTACAAGTCCGAGATGCGTCAGGGATACAAGAAGACGGGACTTAGCGCATCGCTGACCAAATGGGCGAACGAGTTCTCACCACAAGAGTTTCCGGTGATCGTTCAGCACTCAATCGCTTCTGGGTGGAAAGGTCTATTCAGACCCAAAAGCCAGCTTGAGCTTCAACCGCAATCGCAACGCACTAAGGAAATCGACTGGAGGGACAGCCTGTGAGCAATCCTTACTTCGCTGAAGACGACGAGTTTGGTCTGATTGGGGCTTGTCTGACTGGTACGCTGGACACTTGCGCTGATGCGCTCGCTGAAGTCCGAGTTGATTGGATCGAAACCCAATCGCTGAAAGACACTTACGAGGTCATTAAGTCGATGACCCAACAGAACCGCGCTCCTAGCCTCCCTGAACTTGGGAAGGAGTGGAAGAAGCTGAACGGCAACCAACCCATCCCTTTCGAGGACTGGAACCGCGCAATGGAAGTCTGCCCATCACCGGCAAACCTTCCATACTACGTCAAAGGCATCTCAGAAGCCGCTCACCGTCGCCAGCTACGGCTCGCAGGAGACCGACTTATACGCGAGTCCGCTGTCCTGACACTCCCGACAGATCAAATCGTCTCTAATGCCGAAGCAGGACTCAGCATTGAGGTCTCTAAGGAGACGCTCTCAACCTCAAAACAGGTCGCGGGGTCGTTCATCGACGCAATGCAAGAGCGGTTCAGTCGAAAAGGTACGCTCTCGGGAGTAACCACCGGCTTCCATTGGCTCGACGACAAGACCGATGGTCTCCAGCATGGGGAACTCGCCATAATTGCGGCTCGTCCATCTATAGGCAAAACGGCAATCGCAATCGCCATCGCAGAAGCCGCAGCAGTCAAAGCCAAGACTCCGACGCTGTTCATCTCGCTTGAGATGTCGAAGGAGGCCATCTTCAGAAGATCCGTCGCTTCTTTGGGTCGAGTGCCAATGCAAAACCTTAAGAGCGGCAACCTTTCAGAAGGCGATATGCGCTCCATGACTCAAGCGTCTGGGAAGCTGGCATCTAGTCCGCTCTGGTTCTTGGATGGCTCAAGCTCTCAAAGCATCGCCAGCATCACCGCCAACATCCGACGAGCGGTTCGTAAGCACAAAGTGCGACTCGTTATCATCGACTACCTCCAGAAGGTCAAAGCAGCAGAGAAGTCCGAGAAGCGCACCTACGAGGTCGCAGAGGTCAGCGGTAAGCTCAAAGACATTGCGGTACAGACCGGAGTGGCTTTGCTGTCACTTGCACAGTTGAACCGAGAGAACGAGAAAGACAAAGGCAGACAACCTCGGCTGACTGATCTCGCAGACTCCGGTCAGATCGAACGAGACGCTGACCTAGTGATGCTCTTAGACCGAGACCGCAAAGAAGCCAAAGGCGAAGCTTCAATCGTCATCGCAAAGCAACGAGACGGAGAGTGTGGCCTCGTTAAGCTCTGGTACGATGGGCAATTCTGCCGATTCTCTGAACCTCCAATCGACTGACTTTACAGAAGAGGACAGAGGAGGACAGAGGAGGACAGAGGAGGACAGAAGAGGCTCCAGATACCTAAAACCCAACGATGGGTTGACACCATAAACCAAGTCTGTAAACTGACCCGCGACGGTACAAATCCCCCACAAACACCATGCATATCGGCAAGATTGACGTTACGAAGATCGACAAGTCGTTTCTGTTCAAAGGCAAGTCTGGAACTTATCTAGACGTTGCGCTTATCCCAAACAAGTCTGGCCGTGATCAATACGGCAATGACGGAATGATCGTTCAATCAGTGAGCAAGCAAGCCAGACAAGAGGGCAAGAAAGGTCCTATCCTCGGTAATTATGTTGATATGGACCAACGACACAGTGAGCCAAAGCAAAAGACAGTTAGTGCTAGAGATCCTATTGGTCCCGAAGATGACATTCCGTTCTGATATAAGATAACCATTTAATACCATGACTAATACCGAGACGTTCTGGGAAGACCCAGAGACCGACACTCCGCGCTGCGACCAAGAGCTTCGACGTATTGAGAAGCAATACCCAGAGTCACTTGTCTTCTTGGTTATGCACTTTGCTCGCAAGCTAGAACGCGAGACCAATGTCCAGCGTCGTCGTATCTATGAGCTTGAGGAAGAACTGGAACGTCTCACTGGCTGCTAACATGGCTTCAAAGCATTATCTATGTCGTAAGGTACAAGATGGAGAGATCACTAAGGCTGACATCTTGGAGACTCAAGCTCGCATCACGCTGCTCAATCAAGCTCCGAAGATTGTGACCAATGCGGTCGCTAAGGGTTGGATATCGTACCCCGCCAACGCTTACGTTCAACGTGACGAGGAAGACTTGAGCGAATGGCTCAAGAAGTACGACTGCGAGCTTGCTTATCAACGACGACAGGAAGGCATGACATATCGCGCCATCGCAAAGCTAATGAAGGTGGGCATTGCTCGCATCACTCATATCTTGCATAGAGGCGAAGAAATTGTGCTACAACGTAAGCTCAAAGAGCTAGACATAAAGCCTTTTGATCTGCCAAGCAAAGCGACTGTGCGTAAGCATACGATAGCAACCAAGAGAACAAATCGTGCAAAATCCTAGTGTTTTCGCGTGTTTTTATGTCACTAACGCTAGTGATAATGCAATACCTAATCGTATTGCGTATTGCAATTACGTTAGGAGGCTCCCGCCTATGTCTAATACGCAGGTGATCGCGCGGGAGATC